GGTTGGAGTTACATGGGAGTAACATATGTTTAGAGCAAATAGCTAAAAAATATATGGCGTCCACGCTAAGAACTTTTACTGACATAAACGAATTACCAGAAATTTTTAAAGAACGACTATCAGTTTTAAAACTTTTAGATCACACTAACGAAGTACCAAATTTAGGTAGAAAGATATCCGATAACACATTTTGGATATACATAGATTGGAAGGAGAAAATAAAATGGCAATGACACCAGAAGCAAAGGTAAAGAAAAAAGTAGTATCTTATCTTAAACAAATGGGTGCGTACTACTTTTACCCTGTTACAGGTGGTTATGGTAGGAGTGGCGTTCCTGATATAGTGGGGTGTTGGGAAGGTTTGTTCTTTGCTATTGAGTGCAAGGCAGGGGGCAACAAACCGACACCTCTACAACAAAAAAATCTAGATGAGATTGGTAACGCAGGGGGGATCAATCTCATCGTGAATGAAGATAACATGAACAATATAGTTGAACTGCTTCGTCTAGAAAGATAGCAATTTCTCGAGGACAGTTACTCAAAGAAATGTTACCTGATCTAAACGCATTGTTCGGTCATGTTGATGAAGAACACGCCGAAATTTATGAATAAGAAGCCAGTTACTTAAACAAAAAGGCGCTAAAAATGTATAATTATTATTATACAAAATTAGATAGAAATTATAATTATAATTATAATTTGTGAAATTAAGGATAAATAAAATGTTAGACGCAATTAAAATAATCAAGGCGAATTTCAAGATGTCTTTAGCGGAATTTGCACTCGGCACAGTCGGTGTTGCCGCATTCATCGTCTCAATGGTTTTTCTTGTATTATTAGGTGGGTCTTTGGTATGACAAATAGATTATATGTTGACAACAAAATAAAAACAGTTAAAAATAAATATCTACAAATTAAAACAAATGTATAAATAGAAGGAGTATACAATGAACGAAAAAGAATTGACACCACAAGAACTTGCAGACCGTTGGGGGATTACTAGGGTCTGGCTCTACACATTAAAATCTAGAAAACAAGTCCCAAGATACCGCACACACGGGCTTGGAAGCAAAGCCAGAATAACTTTTCCACTTTCCGAGGTTGAAAAGTTTGAAAATCAACATTTTGGGTTGAAGGAGTAAATTATGTACAACACAAGTTTTATCAGGATCACGCATACAGATAACAGAATCAGTCTGCACGATGAATATCCACTCGTTCAGTCACATGACATCGTGTTGCTGTTAGAGACAGGTTCGGATAACAAGCCCATGAACGTCAGGATTGTTCCTAACGGAAAATGGGGTGCGGAGCCTGTTTTCACTTTAAGGGCAACCGACCCAATGGCTTCTGCTTATGTGCGCCACTGGGCAGAAATGGCTCAGTTGCTTGGCGTCAATCATGAAAAGGTGATTTCAGCAAAAGTCACCGCTGACGCAATGCGTGAATGGGTTAGAAAATAAAAGGATAGGGGGATGAATGAAACTTAAAATAAGAACAGCCGCAGTTTTTGAGCCTCTGCTTAAACCATCACGCTATAGGGCAATTTGGGGAGGCAGGGGGGCGGTGCGTCTAATGAGGAAACTACCAAAGGCGTAATTTGCAAGGGATTTATTAATGGTCACGGTCACTGGAGTAAATAAAAATGGTGAGCCGTCTGACATTTACTTTGGTATGTGTGAGAAGGCTGCCGAAAGTTTAATTGAAGCATTACTGGCGAAAAAGGGAATCAAGTTTGTAGTTGTCGAAAAAGACTCTACCGATCAACAAGTAATTATGGAGAAATAACGATGAACGATCATGTACATAACAAAGAATTAGAACAAGATATTCTGAACTTAAAAACCGTGATGGAGACGCAGGAGGGTGGCAACCACTACAAGGGGATGCCGATACAGCCTATAGAATTTTGTCAAAAAAACCAACTTAATTACTGCGAGTCAAACGCCATAAAATATATCTGCCGCCACAGAAAAAAGAACGGTGCGGAGGATATTAGGAAGGCAATTCATAACTTACAAATTTTATTGGAGTTGGAGTATGGAAGCGACAAAAAATAAACCAATATGCCCTAATTGCGGCGGGTCGTGGGTGGTTAAACACGGTTTTACGACCAACCAAGACGCAAAGAAGCAGCGTTGGGTATGTAAAGAGTGCGGACACAGGACAACGAACCCACGAGAGCCTGAACAGGAAGTGCCAATGAGAACAACTGTCCCGAAGGTCAGTAGATATATTGTCACCACAGCACAGAACGCCACGCCAATTCACAAGGACTTCTGGTCGGCACTACAGAATTGTGTCAGGCATTATAAGGCAGAATTAATTGTCATACCTAGTCGCTACAAGAATCCGACATCCAAGTGGACAGAAGTAAACGACAGTAATGAATGGTGGGACACACTTGTTATGCCATTCTTGGTTAAGGGCAACATCGTGCTGCATCCATCGCTAATGATTGTGAATACAAAAGTTCAATTCACTGCAAGTAATCCGCTTGCAAGTATGGAGACGCTGACAGGTGACAAGTCTGGCATTGTTGGACATCCACGGGTTGCCTTAAAGTCAGTTGCAACGCCACAACAGAAGAACCCAAAAATCATGTACACGACAGGTGCTTGTACTGTGCCGAATTATACCGACACAAAGTCTGGTCACATCGGGCAGTTTCATCATTCATATGGAGCTTTAATTGTTGAATGTGCCGAGGATCGGTTTCATGTTCGTCAGTTGGCGGCTATGCAAAATGGCTCATTTTGTGATCTGAATATGGAATTCACCAAGGATGGAGTGCGTGACGCGAAAAGACCGCTTGGGTTGACAATGGGCGACACTCACTGGGTGAAGATTGATCCAGATGTGTATCAAACAACCTTCAAGGATATGATTTGCTATTTAAAGCCACATCACCTGTTCTGGCATGACCTTCTCGATCAGTATGCCCGTAACCACCACCATAAAAATAATTGGATGGTTGAATATCAGAAGCACATCAACAATGAAGATTGCTTGCGTACCGAAGTTACCAAAACGCTTGAAGCATTAATACAAAACACGCCAGATGATTGTATGTCTGTTGTCGTCAGTTCAAACCATGACCGCGCATTGAGCCGATGGATTATGGAGGCAGATTTTAAGAAAGACCCGAAGAATGCCGCATTCTATATAGAGCTAGTTCATGGCATGATTAATAATGATGTTATGGCAGATCCATTTGTGGAATATGGGCGCAAGTATGTGAAAAGCATCGGTAAAAACAATATTAAATTTTTAGACGGTGACGAAAGTTTTGTTTTGAATGGTGTTGAGCATTGTCTTCATGGGGATATAGGTACTAATGGATCACGAGGCACGACTAAAAACCTGTCCCGAATTGGCATTAAGGTAACAAAGGGACATAATCACACAGCCGAAATAATTGACGGTTGCTATTCTGTCGGTAAATCTACCGCGAAACTTGGGTATGAGTCTGGGCCTTCCAGTCATAGCAATACACACTGCTTGCAATACTATAATGGCAAGCGAACATTATTGACGATTGTCAATAAAAAATGGAAATTATAACTATATAATTTTACTAAACATGGAGATAAAAAAATGGACGATAATATTATTTTTTTCAAACCAAAAAAAGATATCGAAAATAATTATGAAGATGTGTCACCAGAAGTAACACTAAATGCGGCAATAAAGGCAAATTTAAAACGTGTATTTGTTGTTGGCGTTGATGATAGTGATTACTGGTACGCGAGTAGCTCTGGTAACTTTTCAACTTTACTTTGGGATATTGAGAAATTTAAAAAATTTATTTTGGATGGAGATATTGATGATAAGTAGTAAGGAGATTATAGAGGCGATGATATTCGACAACATAAACTACAAAACATTACGTCATGGTATTTGCAAGTTTATGTTTGTAAGCGAAGAACAAGTAATAAATGTAATTCGAGGTGGAAGCGAGGATAAAGATATTTACATTTTAGCGGCTTATGTTTTAGGACTTAATAAACATATCCCTGAAAACTTTGACCCGACTAAATTAAATCTACCGAAACCAAAACGAAAACTTATAAAGCCTATAATTTCTTACAAACAAACCCCCCAAGATAGAATAGATAATAAAAAAATAATCAATAAAATAACTGATGGTGTCGGATCAATTTCAAAAGTAGCGGAAATAGTAAATTGTAGTTATTCTACAGTACTATCTTGGACAAGAGTTAGGGACGATGGTTGTATCTACATACCCCCAAGATATATTATTCCTGTCATAAAGTTATGTATAGAGTACGATATAGATGTAGATGAGTACGACCTGACAAAAATGCTACCAACGAAAAAAAGTAAGCTTTTTTCTGACATAAAAAAGAATAAGAGGGCGGCGTAATGGATTTAATAACTTTAGATTTTGAAACTTATTATGATAAGGAATACTCCCTAAAAAAACTTACTATGGAAGAGTATATTCGTCATCCTAAATTTGAAGTAATAGGTGTAGGTGTAAAAATAAACAATGAACAGACGGAGTGGGCTAGTGGATCAAACAAAGAAATTAAAGAATACTTACAAGGATTTGACTGGGAAAACTCTATGGTTATTGCCCACAATACTTTGTTTGATGGTGCTATTCTTAATTGGTGTTACGACATTGATCCTCGTGGTCTTGCTGATACTTTGTGTATGTCTAGGGCGTTGCATGGTGTGGATACCTCAGCGAGTTTACAGGCTCTAACCGAAAGATATGGAATAGGCAAGAAAGGAACTGAAGTAATCGAGGCACAAAGGAAAAGAAGGGTAGACTTTACTGCCGAAGAATTAGCAAGATACGGTGATTATTGTGTAAACGATGTTGAGTTAACTTATAAACTGTTCAGTATATTTATTTCGGCAGGATTTCCTAAACAAGAATTAAGAGTTATTGATATGACACTTAGAATGTTTACAAATCCAATACTCGAAGTAGATAATGATCTTTTACATAAACATCTTACTACAATAAAAAACAATAAAGAAACTCTACTTATTTCTTCTGGTATAGACAAAAAGGATTTAATGTCGAACAAAAAATTTGCAGAGGTGCTAGAAACTTTTGGTGTTGAGTCGCCCAAAAAAATAAGTCTTACTACAGGTAAAGAGACGTTCGCCTTTGCTAAATCAGATGAACAATTTATTAGTTTATTAGAACACCCTAATGAGGAAGTAAAAAATCTTGTTGAGGCTAGGCTAGGTATAAAAAGTACTTTAGAAGAAACTCGTACCCAAAGATTTATAGATATTGGTAGTCGGGGAAAGCTACCTATACCTGTACGTTATTATGCGGCGCATACAGGACGATGGGGTGGCGATGATAAAATAAACATACAAAACTTACCTAGTAGGGGACCGAATGCTAAGAAACTAAAGAGTAGCATATTAGCACCAGACGGATACAAGTTGATAGACGCAGATAGTTCCCAGATTGAAGCTAGAGTTTTATCTTGGTTAGCAGGGCAGGAAGATCTGACAAATTCATTTGCCAGAGGCGAAGACGTATATAAGAAGATGGCTTCTATTATATATAGTGTACCTGAAGAAGACGTCACTAAAGAACAGAGGTTTGTTGGTAAGACTACTATTCTTGGGGCAGGTTATGGAATGGGGTCTATAAAATTCCAATCCCAATTAAAGACTAACGGTTTTGATATGGATCTAGATGAAGCTAGGCGAGTTATTAATGTATATCGCGAAACTAATTGGAAGATAAACCAGTTATGGAGAGATTGCCAGAACATGCTACGTTATATGGTTAACGGCGACAATTATAATATCGCAACCCATTTGGACGGAGTAATTCAAGTATTACCGAAAGATAAAGCTATTCTTTTACCTTCGAATTTATTGTTGAGATACGATCAGTTAAAAGCCCAACCTACTGATAAAGGGGTGGAGTATATGTACAAAACTCGTATGGGATATATTAAAATATATGGTGGTAAAGTTGTTGAAAACTTATGTCAGGCATTAGCTCGTTGTATAATAGCGGAACAAATGTTACAAATACGTAAGAAGTATACTATAGTTTTAACAGTACACGATTCTATCGTTGCTTGTGTCAGAGAAGAAGAAACAGAGGAAGCTAAGAGATATATAGAAGCTTGTATGAGACAAGCACCTTATTGGGCAAAAGGACTGCCCTTAGATTGTGAAAGTAGTATAGGTAAAAATTATGGAGAATGTGAATGAACAAAAATAAATTACATATTGACAAAACACATAGGGAAAGATGGGAAAAACTATGTCTTATCATATTTGATTTCGGTACAGAGGAAGAGATAAATTGTATAACTAATAACGAGGAAATATTCTTTAAAGTATTTACGCAAGCATATACTGAGGGTTTTAACTGTGGAATACAATATTTAGCAGAACAAATACAAATGATGGAAATGTTAGAGGTAGAAGACTTTGGGACAATACAATGAGTGTAGCACCTTGGTCTTTCAGTAAGATAAAAGCATTCGAACAATGCCCCAAACAATTCTATCATGAAAAGATACTAAAAGAATTTCCATTCGTTGAAACTGCGGCAACCAGATACGGTACAGAGTTCCATACTGCGGCAGAGGGATACATTCGAGATGGCAAACCTTTAGAAGATAGATTTACTTTTGCTCTAGATATGTTAGAATCATTAAAAGCTAAAAAAGGTAATAAGATACCTGAGCAAAAGATGGGTCTTACCGAAAACCTAGAACCTTGTAGTTTTTTCTCTAAGGATGTTTGGTTTCGCGGTATAGCAGATCTAATTATATTAGATGGTGACCTAGCTTGGGTGATTGATTACAAGACAGGTAAGAACTCAAAATATGCTGATAAAGGTCAGCTAGAATTAATGGCTCTAACTGTTTTTGCACATTACCCCCAAGTAAAAATTGTACGTGGTGGGTTATTATTTGTCATAAGTAAAGACTTAATAAAAGATAGTTATACTGAGTTTGATAAAACTAAACTATGGAAAAAGTGGTTAGGTAAATACGAGTTAATGAAAACCGCCAGTGAAACTAATGTGTGGAATCCGAAACCTAGTGGATTATGTAAAAGACATTGTCCTGTAACTTCTTGCCCTCATAATGGAGATTATTAATGCCATATATAAATAAACCAAGACCATATAGAAAAGAATACCAACAGCAGAAAGCCAGAGATGAGAAAGAAGCTCGTTCGGAGCGCCAACGTGCTAGAAGAAAAATGGATAAGAATGGTAAGGACGCTAATAAAAATGGAGTAGCTGATAAACGAGAAGGGAAAGATATCGCGCATAAAAAGGCTCTATCCAAAGGTGGTACAAATAAGGACGGTGTGTCAATACAAACCCGAAAGAGAAATCGTGCGGCTGGTGGGGCAATGAGTAAGCCCCCTACGAAGAGAGCCGCTACCAAAAAATGAAACTAAGAAAAGAGTTAGAAAAGTTTAAGTAATATATCGGAGAACAATGTGGAAATTCTAGACAACAAAGCTTTATTGTTGCGACTACGCAATCCTGATAAGGTAGCGGCTACACTAAACAAATGCAAAAAAATTTCTGATAACGAAGTAATTGTTAACTGGGGTATTGAAGAAGTTCATTCCCTTAAAGCATTAGGTATTAACGTACCGTCACCTATAGAGGGACAATACTCATGGACAGGTCAGTATAAACCTTTTGATCACCAGAAAGTAACAAGTGCGTTTTTAACTATGCACAAGAGAAGTTTTTGTTTTAACGAGCAAGGTACAGGTAAAACAGCTTCAGCTATATGGGCTTCTGACTTTCTACTTTCAAAGGGAGTGATTAATCGTGTGTTAGTTGTTTGTCCTTTATCGATTATGGATTCGGCGTGGAGAGAAGATCTATTCTCTTTTGCTATGCACCGTACTGTGGACGTAGCTTATGGACAAAAAGAAAAACGTAAGAAGATAATTAATCAAGGTGCTGAGTACGTAATAATAAATTATGATGGAGTGGAAACCGTATTCGATGAGATAAGTAAGGGCGGTTTTGATTGTATAATCATAGATGAGGCAACTCATTATAAGAACGCGCAAACTAAAAGATGGAAAACTTTAAAGAAACTTGTTAACGAAGATACTTGGTTATGGTTAATGACAGGAACTCCTGCGGCTCAGTCTCCTCTGGATGCTTACGGACTAGCCAAACTAGTAAACCCAAATAATGTACCAAGGTTTTTTGGGTCTTGGAGAGACTGTGTAATGCACAAGATTACTCAATTTAAATGGATACCCAAACCTAGTTCAACTGAAACAGTTTATAATGCGCTACAACCTGCTATACGGTTTACCAAGGAAGAATGTCTTGATTTACCAGACATGGTTTACTTAAAAAGGGAAATACAACTCACTAAGCAACAAGATAAATATTACAAACTTCTAAAGAAAAACATGATTATGGAAGCTTCTGGTGAAGAAGTAACTGCTGTAAATGCGGCAATAAATATGAACAAACTGTTGCAGATATCTTCTGGTGCCGTTTATACCGATAACGGCGAGAGTTTAGAGTTTGATATATCAAACAGATACAAAGTATTATGTGAAGCTATCGATGAGAGTTCCAAAAAAGTTTTAGTGTTTGTACCGTTTAGGCACACTATCGATATTATTACAGATAAGTTAAGGAAAGATGGTATCAAAACAGAGATTATTAGGGGGGATGTATCAGCATCAAAACGTACAGATATATTCAAACGATTTCAGACAACGGACGAACCTAGAGTTCTTGTTATACAACCCCAAGCGGCGGCACACGGTGTTACTTTAACGGCGGCTAATACAGTAATTTGGTGGGGTCCGACAAGTTCTTTAGAAACATATGCACAAGCTAACGCTCGTGTCCATAGATCAGGACAAGACCATAAATGTACTGTGATTCAGTTGCAGGGGTCCCCAGCTGAAAAGCGGATATACTCGTTGCTAGATAGCAGAATAGACGTACACACACGTATTCTAGATCTATATAAAGAAATACTTGACTAAGTTACTATATGATACTATAATAACATTACTAGCAGCATAAAGGAGAGAAAAAATGGCTGAAGTAAATGAGGGGTTAGCACAAAAGCTAACTCGCGTATATGTAAAAATTCGCGAAGAAAAATCTAGACTTACTTCCGAATACAATAAAAAATTAGATGACCTTAACGACCAAATCGATAAGGTAAAACATGCTTTACTTAACTACTGCGAAGAACACGGAGTAGATAGCGTGAAGACATCTGAAGGACTTTTCTAT